TCTTGATAGAGATAAATATGACAGCAGAGTAGCTTCACAAACAAATGTCGGTTCTAACGCGAGAGAACAATCCCAAGAAGGTGGTACAGTACCAGAGATTCTAGGATACGCAAAAACTGAAACGAATAAGGACGCATAACAATGGCTAAAGGATTTTTTAAACATATACCAGATATCGTTTACGATTTTAAGAGTGATGGTACATATTATCGAGCTAAAGATTTATTTCGTAAAGTATCAGCTTGGAGTTATCTTCAAGAAGGTATTTCCGGATATAATTATTTTCGTATAACAGAAGGAGAAAGACCTGATGTTGTCGCGACTAAACTCTATGGAGATTCAACTCTATATTGGACATTCTTTTTAGTTAATGAAAATTTACAAGATTTTAATGATTGGCCAAAATCAAATCAACTACTTGAAAAATATATTGATCGAAAATATTCAGGTAAATGTTTAGTGGCGAGTTCAAGTACAGATATAGTTTCATCAACTTCAAAGTTTAAACTAGGTGAAAAAGTTTCACAATCATCATCAGGCGCTTATGGGTTTGTAACTCATATTAATCCAACACATAATAGAATAACATTAAATAGTATTAATGGAACATTTACGACAGGTACGGTATTAGGAGCTGAGTCTGGAAAGAGTTTTACTGTGTCGGTGGTTAAGAATGAAAGAGACGCTATTAATCATTATACAGATTCTAATGAATTAAGAACTACGGTGTCAACTGGTAATTCAGTTGTTACAAACGAAACTTATGAAAGAACACTCAATGAAGAAAAATTTATGATAAGATATATTGAACCAAAATATATAGGTAGAATTGTAAAAGAATTTATTGATATAGTACGAGCGTAAATTATGGCCGATTCTTCAAATCCTAAGAGTTACAGTTTAGATATTTTAACCATTGTCAACAATGAAGGTGATAGTGCTGATGTAAAAAGTTTGATGGTAGAATGTAATATTTACGAATCTATCAGTAGAAGTTATTTATTAGGTGAAATTGTTTTAGGTGATTCAGTAAACTTCTTAGAAAACTATAAATTGTTTGGTCAAGAATCTATTAGAATAAAATTTAGTCAACCTTCAGGAAATCAAGACGAAACTCACCCTGACGATGGTATTGATCAACTATTTAGAATATATAAAGTAGAAGCCGTCACTAGAATTGACGCTTCAACTCAAGCCTATAAACTTCTTTTCTGTTCTCCAGAGATGTTGACTTCAAGAAGAAAAAGAATAAGTCAAGCTTTCCGTGGTTCAATGACAGACATAGCAGCCAAGATAGCCAAAGACCATTTAAACATTAGTAGTTCAGAGACAGGTAAACTTATACCTCATTTTGAAGTTAGAGAAGCGTCTCAAGGTGATAATTATCAAGTTGTTATTCCAAATTGGACAGTAGGTTATACAATGAATTGGTTATGTAAGAATGCTCAAGGTATAGATTCTACTAGTGGATTACAAGATTCATTCTTCTTCTATCAAACAGCTAATGGTGGATACAGGATTCAAGCGTTGTCAACAATGATGGACAGAGAATATGCTGGTGGTAGACCCTTTGTATATATTGAGGCCGGAGCCAATGACGGTAAAGATCAACCAGCAGATAAGACAGGTTCTGACGCTTCTGAAGTTGGAATGAGTAGAAGGATATTAGCATACAAGATTGACACACAAACAGATGTAATGAAAGGTGTTGTTGAAGGACTCTTTGCATCTAGACAAACAACAGTTAACAATACATATAAATTTTTTGTTGACAAAACATATAACTTCTTAGAAAAACATTTTAGTGGTGGGACTTCAGTATCTTATCACCCATTTGTTCGGACATCACCTGAAATGACACATATAGGTGGTGAGTCTCATGACGGTGAAGATCCAGCGATTGAAGGAGTAACAGAGGATAAACCGATCGGTTCATATTCAGACGCGTATCATATCTTAACTAGTGACTCGTCTTTTAAGTTTGATGATATTAATGATATCCATCATGCTGATCACATGACACATTTAGGTTCTAGTCAATTTAGAACAGCCGCAAAACAATTATTAGAATATTATTCAATCAATGTCGTGTTATCTGCTAGAACAGATATCTCAGTTGGACAATTAATTAATTTAGACCTTCCTGCAGTAAGACCAGGAGAAGAACATCAAGAACCTGTATTTTTTAGTGGCAATCATCTAATTACAGAGATCATGTGGAACTTAACTCCAAAAGAATGTAATCTTAATATAAGATGCATGAAAGATTCTGTTAACGCAGATATTGAAACGACAAAGATAGAATACGGAGATACAGAAAAGTAATGACTCAATATCAAGGTAAAACAGGTTTCACTTGGTTCACAGGTGTAATCGAAGATAGAAATGATCCATTATTTTTAAATAGAGTTAGGGTCAGAATTTACGGTGCACATTCACACGATAAACAACTGATCGCTACACCTGATCTCCCATGGGCAGAAGTCATGATGCCGACAACATCACCATCTTTATCAGGACTTGGTACAACAACACATGGTCTTGTAGAAGGTTCTACTGTCATGGGGTTTTATCGAGATAACTTAAACATGCAAGATCCTGTAGTCATAGGATCATTCATTGGTATACCTCAAGAATACTATAGAATAGATGAGAGTGTTGATGATGAGGGTACAAGAAATTTTCAACAGATAGTAAGATCAACAGAAGACGGATTCAATGATCCTCGAGTAGATACAAAAGATTCTTTTAAAGGTACACCTGATGGAGAATCACCTAAACATATTAATAGAACTTACGGATTGGATTTAGCATTAGATAAATCTCCTAGACGAGATGGAGAGACAACAGGTGAAATATATCCTAAAAAGTTATATCTCAAAACTTCTGATGTTAATCTGTTAGCTAGAGGAGATGTATCATATCCGAAGATAACTATAGATGATGAAACTTTATTAACTGGAGAAGGTGGGGCTGAAGAAGGTACAAGATTCGAAACAGGTAAAACAAACGGTATGAATAATATTGTTGGTCCAAGAGATGATACAACATATATAAATCCCACATATCCATTCAATCATGTACATGAAACAGAATCAGGTCATATAATTGAATTAGATGATACTCCAGACTTTGAAAGAATACATCTTTATCATAGATCGGGTACAAGAATTGAAATCGCCAACAAGGGAGATTATGTAGAGAAAGTTGTTAGAGACAAATACTCAGTTGTTGTTGGAAATGATTTTGTTAATATTACAGGAGATGTAGTTGTTAATATAGAAGGTAACGCTTATATGAATGTTACAGGAAATACAGAAACAACAGTAGGTGGAGATAGTAAAAGTGTAGTTGCGGGAAATTGTGAAAGTACAATCGGTGGTAATTTTGATGGTACTATTGTGGGTACTTCTGATCTTCTATCTCAAGGTAAGATAACAATTACAGGTAACAATCAAACAGAGATAATATCTGATACAACAATTACAGGTAAACTTCATGTAACAGAAAATGTTACGGCGGCTAAAGATATTACAGCTCAAGGTGAGATTACAGATACGGGTGCTACATTGGCAACTCATACACATACAGAAACAGGAACTAAGACAAAGAAACCTGATTAAAAGACATAAATAGTAATATGGCCCAATTTAATAGTAAAAATAAATCAAGTAGAGTATCTCGAAGGTGGTTTACTGATATCGATATCAATATGACATTGCATCCTCAAACAGGAGATACTATAGTCAAATCAGATATTCTAGCTATCAAGAGATCAGTAAGAAATTTAATATCTACAAACCTATATGAAAGACCGTTCAAACCAAGTTTGGGACTAAATCTTAGAGGTATGTTGTTTGAATTAACAACACAAGATAATATTGTGTTGAAAGATAACATTAAAGCTCTAATCAGTAGTTTTGAACCAAGAGCCAAAATAACAGAGATACTAGTATCAGATGTTGGTAACGATCTTAATGTAACAATGATGTTCACTATTCATAATGATCCGAGTCCACAAGAATTAGATTTAGTATTACAGAGAGTACGATAATAGGAAATAACAATGGCAACAATAAAAAGTTCAAACATTAACATAACAGATTTAGACTTTGAAGATGTATCAACTAGTCTTAAAGAATATCTTAAAGGTCAAGACACTTTAAAAGATTATAATTTTGAAGGATCTAATCTAGCTATTCTAACAGACCTCTTAGCATACGCTGCTCATACATCAGCCTTTAATGCTAACATGGTAGCATCAGAGATGTTCTTAGACACAGCACAGATTAGAAAGAATGTTGTATCAAGAGCTAAAGAATTAGGGTACACACCTTCTTCACGAACAGCAGCTAAAGCTACTTTTGATTTGACAGTAACTAGTCCAACAATTGGTGGGGTTACACCTTCTAACTTAACCATAGGTAGAGGTCATGAATTCACAACAGTATATGACGGAACATCATATACATTTATATCATTAGATAATAAAACAATCACACCTACAGAGGGATCCTTTAAGTTTATTGAGTTAGATGTATATCAAGGTAGATTGACTACTGATATCTATATGTTTGATGGTCAAGTATCTAACCAAAGATTTCCAATGTTAAATAGTAATATAGATACTTCAACTATTTCTATTAATATAACATCTAATAATGTTGTAACAGCTTGGACTCGAGCTGGAGATTTAACTAGTATCACATCTTCTTCAAATGTATGGTATCTCCAGGAAAATGACGAAGGATTGTTTGAAGTATATTTCGGAGATGGTATTATCGGAGCGGGCCCTAAAGACGGAGATCGTATTACTATATCGTATCTTGTGACTGATACTGATCACGCGAACGGAGCTTCTGTCTTCTCCATGGCTACATCAATTAATGGTAATTCAAGTGTAACATTCACAAATACAATCAGTGCTTCAGGTGGTAAAGATATCGAGACTACAGATCAAATTAAATTCTCAGCTTCTAAATTTTATACTTCTCAAAATAGATTAGTAACAGTAGCTGACTACAAAGCTAAACTACAAGACTTATATCCGGGTGCAGACTCAATAGCTGTTTGGGGTGGTGAAGACGCTAGTCCAGTTCAGTATGGTAAAGTATTTGTATCAATCAAACCATCTCAATATTCAAACAATTTAACAACAGCGGAGAAGTCATCATTAAAAACTTCATTAAGTGATCTTAGTGTTCTAACAGTTAGACCAGAGGTTATAGACTCAGAAATATTACAAATATTAATATCTACAAGTTTCAAATATGATCCTACAAAAACTTCTCAGACTAACTCAGCTTTAGCGACATTAGTCAAGGCAGCAATATTATCTTACGATAAAAATAATCTAGCTGGGTTTGATACACTATTCAGACATTCACAATTAATATCTAGTATAGATAATGCTGAACAATCATTACTATCTAATATAACAACTATTAAGTTGAGAAAAAATCATTCAGTTGTAGTTGATGGAACAAAGTCAACAATTAAATTAGACTTTGGGAACAAACTATATAATCCACACACAGATCATAATAAAGTTGGTGGTGGTGTTATAACCTCTACAGGCTTCTTTGAATCTGGAGATACGAAAAATTATTTCTTTGATGATGATGGATCAGGTAATATAAGAAAATATTATGCAGACGAGGCTACAAGAGTGTATGCGGACAATACAGCTGGTACAGTAGACTATGGTACAGGTGTAATAAGTATTAATACATTGACATATAGTTCAACATCAAATACTGATGATTCAATAGATTTCACAATAATTCCAAACTCAAATGATGTCATTTCAGTTAGGAACCAATTGTTGGATATCACTGCTTCTGAGATTTCTGTTACGGGCGTAGCAGATACAGTAGCTAGTGGTGAAACGAGTGCTGGAGTGGGTTATACTACCTCCTCAAGTTACTCTTAAATAATGGTCCATGTATATGCATGGAGTAGAATTCCCGAATTAACGGGTTAAAATAATGCTAATAAGAGGAAACTAAAATGGCAGATAAAAAAATAACCGCGCTTACGGATTTAAGCACAGGAATAGCATCAGCAGATTTGTTGCATGTTATTGATGATCCAGCTGGAACTCCAGTAAATAAAAAGGTCTCAGTTGAGAATGTAACAAAATACCTTCCCAACTTCCTAGCATTTGCACAAGCAGAACAAGCCTTAACAGGTGCTGGTGCTGCAGATGTAACCAGTATGGTAACAGCTTTTACAACTGATACTGATAACTCTGGTAACAACGCAGTAACATTAGCTAATGGTATTGCTGGACAACTAAAAGTTCTTTACACAAAAGTAGAAGCTTCAAGTGGTCAAACAACTGTTGTAACTCCAACCACATTAGCTGGTTACACAACTATTACTTTTGATGCAGTAGGTGACAGTGCTCTTCTGTATTATTCAACACTTGGTTGGGTAATGATTGGTGGAAGCGCTACAATAGCTTAGTAATCTATTATGCCGATATTTCACGATAGAATAGCTGATCAAGTCGAAGAACTTCTTCCTGAATTTTTTCAGGAAGAAGGACCTCGGTTTGTCTCTTTCTTAAAATCTTATTTTGAGTTTTTAGAGAAAGGACAGTTAATCTATAAAGATGCGGCAGACATTGATTACATTGGTTTAGAAGACGGGACAATTGCTGGAGAAGAATTTAATTCAGCTGGTGAGAGAGGTAATCTCTTACAAGAGTCTGGCACATATGCTCCGTCTTCTTTAACCTCTGCTAAATTTAATTATGAAATAGACATTGATTCTGGTGGTATACAAAAGACATCTTTTGAGAAAGATGAATTCGTTGTAGGTTCTACAACAGGTGCTATAGGAAGAATTGATGTTATAGGTACAAGTTCAAACCTTTATATTGAACAATTTTCAGAAGCTCAATTTGACATAGATGAAACTATAGTCGGTAAGACTTCTGCTATGGAAGCTAAAGTAGCTTCTTTCAAAGCTAGTCCTTTACAGGCAGCTAACAATTTATTATCATATGCAGATGTAGATAAAACTTCTGGAGACTTCTTAGAATATTTCAGACGAGACTTCATGCCATTCATTGATAGAGATGTATTGGCCAATAAAAGATTACTACAAAAACACATACACGAATTGTATCTATCAAAAGGTACAAAAGAATCATACGAATTTTTATTTAGAATACTATACGGATTAGAGGCGGAAGTAACCGACCCAAGTTTAAATGTAATTAGACCTTCAGTTTCAGAATTCTCAGAACCAACGGTGATGAGACTCTATGCTGAGAAAGACGCGACAGTATATAAGAGAGGTTTAATACAAAAATTTGAAGGTAATAGAATTATTGCCAAAGCATACATCAACGATTCATCAGGAATGTCTGGAACAAATGATGTTGGTAACGCGTACGAATTAGAATTAGTTACACCATATGTCGGAACATTTAATGTTGGTGATGATGTTGTACTATCAGACAGAGATGGATTTAGAGTAGACCTTGACGCGACTGTTCGAGGTGTAATGACAGACATTGATCCAACTGAATCAAGTATTTATGTTGGTATAGAAGACGGACAGGCTGGTGACTTAGAAGACATTATAAGATTAGAATCAGCTGACTCAATTTATATTGTAGATCATAATGGTGACAACATCTTAATGGAAGATGGAGATGACCTAATATTTGAACATGCGTTGGGTGGTCAATATTATCAAGCTCAAGCTTTTGAATTAGAAACAGGTACAGGAGTTGGTATATTATTATCAGAAGAATCGGTATACGATATTAATGATATTCTAGTTACTGATTACGCACTGATACACGAAAATACAGATATCTATCCTGATTATCCTGGAGGTCCTGCTACTCGAACAATGGGTGGTGGAATGTATACAGAACAAGCATCATTAGGATCATTGTATTCAGAGTCAGAAACATTTAATTATAATTCACCAGCTGGAGGAACAGCTTCTCAATCACTTAATGTTATTGGGTCGATTGGTCGTGGTGGTATAACAGACATTATTATAGATGACGCTGGTACAAGTTATACAGAGAATGATGAGATGGTATTCATCAATACAGGCACAGGTGGTCAAAACGGTGAAGCTCGAGTATCAGTATCAGACGGATTAATAGAATTAGAAAATGAAACAACTCCTGGTGTATTTACATATACAGGTGACGGATCAAATAAAGTATTTCAAGGTAGAGGTAACGATGGTCCATTAACATTAGGTTTCGATCCAAGAAAAGTAGAAGTATATGTAGCCGGAACAGAATTAACAAGAGAGACAGAATTCACAACTGATCAAGCCGGAACTAAAGTTACAATTACAACAGCACCGGCTAACAATGCCTTGGTAGAAATACATCAAGCATTCAGAGGACTTCTATTAGAAAGTCCACTCAGACCAGAACAATCAAACGGAGCTATTCCTGATTACTACATTTCAAATGAAGCTTCAGGTGCTATAAGAAAGATTCAAATAACAAGTCCGGGAATGCATTATCAATCATTGCCGAAAGTATTCATGGGTGGTTATGTTTACTATGACGCTATGACTACGGGCACAAGCTTTACGACAGGTGAAGTATTAA